GTTGCATTTGGTAAATTTAAAACAACACCAGCAACAGCTGATTATAGAGACGAAATAAGACCCATACTTATCAAAAAACAATCAAATGAACCTTTTATGGGTAAAGATTATTCTCTAGATAAAGAGGAATTAAAATATTTAAAATTATCAAAAGCAGATAGAATTCAAAGAGAAGATATAATAAAATATCACGATCTTTATATGCAAAATAAAGATCGTTATGGATTAACCGGATTGGATTGGATATGAAAAAGGTAATATCGTATTGTTTGTGGGGTAACAATCAATTCTATACTGTAAATTGTATAAGGAATGCGGATTTAGCAAAACAATTTTTTCCAGACTGGATTTGTAGAGTTTATGCTGCACCAACTGTACCAAAGGGAATAATAGAGGCTCTATTAGAACGCAACAATACAGAAATAGTGCATATGAATGAAGATGAAAGTTGGAATGGAATGTTTTGGCGGTTTTATGCTGCAGGAGACCCTACGGTAGATGTGATGATAAGCCGAGATACTGATAGCCTTTTAAATGTTAGAGATAAAGCAGCAGTTGATGCTTGGTTAGCGAGTGATAAAGATTTTCATATTATGAGAGACAATAGAGCACATTCTACAAAAATATTAGGTGGGATGTGGGGCGCAAGAAACAAAATATTACACAATATGATGGATTTAATCAATTCATATTCAAGAAAAAATACGAACAATAGAAAAAACATCGATCAAGAGTTTTTAGCAGAAATAGTTTATCCGATAGTAATTGGGAGGGCATTGGTTCATGATCCATTAAAAAGATATGGTCATGGTATAGAATTTCCAATACCTAGAAACAAACCTTGGTATGAAATAACAAAAAATGGTGAGTGGAGAGGGTGTGATTGGGTTGGTGACGATAATGATTATATTGGTAAATTGGCTGCTGGTGGCTGTACGCACGATGAATATCATAAAAATTTTCAAGATCAAAAATATAAGGAATAAACATGAGAATAGAAAAAGCCATAATGTCATGTGATGACAAAAGATACTATCTAGATTTTTGGTATCCCGTTTCTAAAGTTTGGAAGAAAAAATTTAATATACACCCAGTTTTAATTTTATTTGGTGATAAAAATAGTTTAAACGTATCAGAAGAATTTGGAACCGTTGTCGAATTTAAAACAAATCCAGATATTCTTCCACACATTCAAGCACAATGGGCAAGATATTGGTATCCTAAAACCGAACCAAATACTACTTGGCTAATATCCGATATTGATATGTTTCCAGTTTCAAAAAATTATTTTATTGAATCTTTAAATAATGTTAGAGATGATGCATATATTAACTTAAACGCAAATGGTGATTATTTCCCAGCATGTTATAACGGGGGAACGGGAAAAACATTTAAAGAAGTTTTAGAATTGCATGAAACTTGGGAAGAATCTATAGCAGAAATCAATAGAAGATCAAAAGAAATTAGTTATAATCATATACCAGAATCATTTAGTGTTTATGAGCCAAATCAAACACATATGGCAAATTGGGGAATAGATGAAGCATATTCCATAGAAAAAATAAAGAAATTTTCTGATAAATCTAGAATTGTAAGAGTCAGCAGACCTGGAGGATTTTGTGCAAGACGATTGGATAGGGCATCTTGGAAATTGGAAGAAGATAAGGTATTAAATGAATGGTATAATGATTGCCATAGCATAAGACCATACAACTCGGGCCATAAACCTGAAATAGATAAATTAGTAGAACTTTTGTTAAAGGGAATATAACATGAATCAGCAATTTTTAGATAATATAGTAAATAATGAATCTTCTTTTTTATTGGATGATGTTCAGTCATGGTGCAGTCACAGGCCGTTATTACACATTGCACTAGAACTCACAAAGAATTCTATCAAACCAATTTTAGAGTTAGGTTGTGGTCAAGGAAGTACAGAGCAATTAAATCAATTTATACAAACAGATAAAAGAAAATTATACAGTTTAGACACAAATGAAGAATGGTTGTTAAAATTTAATCATTTAAATAGCAATAAACATAATCTTGTGTATAAAAAAGATGATTTAAAATGGGATCAGGAAAAATTAATTTGGTATGATAACTCACAAGATATACCAAATTGGTTGGATTCTATTACCAAGAACGGAATATCCGTTTGCCTAGTTGATCATGCGTGCGGTGAAAGAAGACATATAGATATACAAAGAATATATGATAAATGTGATATTTTAGTTATACATGATACTGAACCAGAAGCGACTGGTTATATGTTAGATAAAATTTGGCATTTATTTAAATATAGATTAAATTTAATAATGAATGCACAAGCAACAATCGTAAGCAATGAATACGATGTTTCAAAATTATCCGGATTAAAATTTAAAAATTTTGATTTGCGTAATACTGTAGTTTATAAATGAATAGAATAATTAAACATCCTTTAAATGGAACCAAAGATGATTTTGGGTGGAGGTATCTTGATACCAAAATTAATTTAACTATGCCTTGGTATACTATTGGTTGTTTGGAATGGCTTATTACATTAAATTTATCTGAATTATCTGTTTTTGAATATGGTTGTGGATTATCCAGTCTATGGTGGAAACAACAATGTAAAAAATGGAATGGCGTGGATGTAGATTCAAAATGGAATAATAATGCAATTATCACTACTGATGAAAATACTTATATCAAAGCATCAACTGATTCATTATATGATATTATAATAATAGATGGTTCATACAGAGATAATTGTACAGAGTATGCACTAAAATCTATAAATAAAACTGGATACATAATATGTGATAATTGGGATCAAACAACAGCAGATACTTCTGGTGATTATTGGAATAAAACAAAAAAAATATTAAGTAAATATGAAATGAAGGTATATAAAGAACCAGAACACATAGATTGGAAAACTGCAGTTTTTTATATAAAATAGTATGAAAATAATAATTAGAACATGTTTAAGAGATGATTATCTAGCAAAAGTGTGTTTAGAATCATTCAAGCTTCAAAAAATAGAAGCAGAATATTCTTTTTTGGCAGAAACCGGTAACTATACACATATACCACAAACACAGACAAATATAATATACAGACCAAGATGTGATAATTATGGCGGGCAGTTTGGAGTTAAAGGTTTATTAAGATCGTTAAAAAACTATTCATTTTTGGACGACGAAACAATAATTTTATCCGATTCCGATATCATAGTATTTGATAATTTTATAACACACATAGATGACAGTGATCATTTAGGTGTTGGAGGAATAGATCCTAATAATGGGTTATTTCATATATCTGGCCAGATGCAAATATTTAAAGGCAAAATTTTAAATAAGTTAGTAGAATTAACCGATAATCAAATAGATGAAGTCGTACATGAAATGGTTCGTAAAAATATCTCTGTTGCAGATGATACGTTTAACTCATATATGACAGATAAATGGAATTGTAAAAAATCTTTAATACCTCTTCACAAATGGTTACATTTTAAAGCATATGGATTTGAAAAAACAAATACACAACAGATCATAAATCACTTTAAAGAAAAAATGAAAGATTTAATATGAATTTGAAAAGAATAGATGGTCATACGTTGAATATGGATTTGTTGAGTGGGGATGTTGTTATAGATCTTGGTTGTAGAAATTTTTACTTTGCTAAACAAATGTTAAGTTTTGGATCAAAATTAATATGCGTTGACGCGGCCTCTGATGTTTTTATTAATGCTCCCAAAGAAATAATAAAATATAATAAAGCAATATCCACAAAAAAAGAAAAAACATTTATTTATAATGAATTAGGGGAATCTGGTTATGTTTCTTCTGTTAAACAATGTGAAGCAAAAGGCCATGAGATAGAAACAATAACTTTAAAAGAAATCTACACAAAAGAATATGATGTTTTAAAAATTGATATAGAAGGCAGTGAATATGATTTATTATCAGATCCGTTATTTGTTCCATTACCAAAACAAATAACCGTAGAATTCCATGAGCATTCTTTAAAAGAGCTGCATGATAAAAAAATAAATGAGGTTCTTGATAATTTAAGTTCTTGGTACAATTTAATTTTTACTTTAGAGGATGAATATCCATATATTGACACTTTGTTTATAAGGAAAGATTTAGTATGAATATAATAGTAACCGGAGGATGTGGTTTCATAGGGTCTAATTTAGTCGATCAATTAGTTAATTTAGATCATAAAGTTTTTGTCATTGACAATTTATCATCTGACGCTCATGATAAATTTTATTATAATAAGAAAGCAATATATTATAAAGATGATATAACAAATAAACACTTAGTTAATGGGATATTTGAGCGGCACAAGCCAGACTATGTTTTTCATCTGGCAGCAGAAGCCCGTATACAAAATTGTATAAATGAACCAGCAAAAGCATTCAACACAAATACTGTTGGTACATTAAATATTTTAGAAGCAAGTAGGATGTTTGGTATTAAGCGAATAATGTTTTCAAGTACATCTGCAATTTATGGTTTAACTTGCTCTTTACCACAAAAAGAAATATCTTCTCCAGATTGTTTGAACATGTATTCATACTCTAAATTGTTTTCTGAAAATTTATTTATTTTGTATTCAAATATGTACAATGTTGATAGCGTTTGTTTTAGATATTTTAATGTTTATGGCCCAAGACAACCAATTAGAGGCACATATGCTCCAGTTATAGGAGTATTTTCTAGACAAAAGAAAATGGGCGATCCAATGACTATCGTTGGTGATGGATTACAAACAAGAGATTATGTCCATGTTTCTGATGTTGTGCAAGCAAATATAGCGGCAATGAATTGTGAAAACAAGTTAAAAGCCGATATAATAAACATAGGAACTGGTGTAGCATATTCTGTTTTAGACCTTGCAATTGAGATGGGTGGAGCGTATAATCACGTAGCACCAAGACAAGGTGAAGCCCGCCATACTCTGGCTGATATTTCAAAGGCAAAAAAATTACTTAATTGGGAACCCAAAAAAGAACTTTTTGATTATCTTCGAAATAAAGAGTATGAAAAATCATAAATACTACATCATAGGAGACGATAATGATTATACCAGAAGAAGATAATGAAAAAATTAGAAATGAAATAGAGTCTTTAGTTTTATCTAAAGAAGTCAGTTATATGGATGCGATACTTTACCTTTGTGAAAAATATTCAATTGAACCAGAATTTATTGCAAAATTTTTATCAAAACCTATAATACAACAGTTAAAGGCAGAAGGTGAAAATTTGAACCTTTTACCAAAAACATCAAAGTTACAGTTTTAACTTGACACTACGTTTACAATTCGTATACTATACACATACCGTACACATCGTACAAGGAGAATACAATGTCATTCAAAGATATGAAGAAGAAGTCTACTGATTTTAGCAAGATTCAAGATGCCCTTGAGAAGCAAGTTAAGGGTTCTGAGAGTTACAAGGATGATCGATTCTGGAAGCCAGAACTTGACTCAGCAAGCAATGGTTATGCAGTAATTCGTTTCCTTCCTCCTGTTGAGGGTGAGGATGTACCTTGGGTTCGTGTTTTTAATCACGGCTTCCAAGGTAAGGGCGGCTGGTTCATTGAGAACTGCCCAACCACCATCGGAGGCAAGTGTCCTGTTTGTGAAGCAAACAGTGAACTGTGGAACAGCGGTAGCGATGACGACAAGGAAGTTGCTCGTGCTCGTAAGCGTAAGCTCACTTTCATCTCAAATGTTCTAGTTGTTTCTGATCCAAAGAATCCTCAAAATGAGGGCAAGGTCTTTCTATTCAAGTATGGTAAGAAGATCTTTGATAAGATTATGGAGAAACTGCAACCAGAGTTTGATGACGATGAGGCAGTAAACGTTTTTGACTTCTGGAAAGGTGCAGATTTTAAACTGAAGATTCGTAAGGTTGCAGGATATGTAAACTACGATAAGAGTGAGTTTGACAATGCTGCTCCCCTCATGGGAGGCGATGATGCTAAACTAGAGGGCATTTGGAAGCAACAGCACAAACTTCAAGAGTTTATTCAACCATCAGAATTTAAGTCTTATGAGGAACTTTCAACCAAACTTAAGTCTGTTTTGAAGGAGTCTGGTGTTAGTGCCAAGACTGCTGAAGATATGGATGAAGTTGAAGGTGAGTTTGAAAAACCAAAATTTAAATCTTCGAAGCCACCAAAGATGGCAGAGAAAAAGGCTCCTTCTGATGATGCTGAAGAG